CGCCTACGACGCCGGGTCGATCGCGTCGCGCTTCTACGAGCGCCCGGCCGACAAGGCGGGCGAGGCCGATCGCCGCGGCCGCGCCGCCGAGCAGCTCGTCAAGGTCGAGGTCACGCACGTCGGCGCGCCGGCGGGCACGCGAACCAAGGTCACGCACGGCGCCGGCGCGCAGCCCGGCGTCAGCTACGCCTTCGCGCACTGAAGGGGGGTCGCATGGCATCGCTATTCGCCGATGGCCTGCTGCCGGCGTCGTTCCGCGGCGTCGCCTTCGCGGTGCGCTCCTCGACGCTCGTCGCCGGGCGCCGCAACGCCGTCCACCAATATCCCGGCCGCGACGAGGTATGGGTCGAAGACATGGGCCGCGGCATCCGCCGCTTCCGCTTCCAGGGCTTCGTCTGCGATGGCGACATCCTGTTGCAGGGCGGCCCCGTCCAGTTGCAGCGCGCGCTGCTCATCGCCGCGATCGAGAAGGGCGGGTCGGGGCTCCTCACCCACCCGACGCTCGGCGTGTTGCAGGTCAGCGTGGGCGAGAACTGCTCGATCGGGGAAGGGCTCGACGCCGGCTCGCTGTCGACGATCGAGCTCGAGTTTCTCGAGAGCGGGAAGCAGTCCTTCCCGACAATCCTGACTTCGGGCTCGGGGATCCTCAGCGCCGCGACGCTGTGCGTGGCCGCGATCGCGCTCGACGTCGCGCGCGTCGCGACGATCGCGTTCACAGCGCCCGGCGGCGCTCAGGCGGCGGCGAGCGTAGGTACGGCGATCGGCGCCGCGGTGGTCGACCAGGGGCAGGATGCGACCGCGCTCCAGCGCCTCGCCGCACAGCTGCCCGGCAATTATGGGCGCTACGCCGGCGGCGCCAACGCGGGCTTCGCGACCACCAGCGCCAGCCCCTACGCCGCGGATGCGACGATCGCCGACCTCATTGCGCACGCGTCCGCGCAGCGCGCCGCGATCCAGGCGGCGGCGACGGCGGTCGCGACCGCGTGCGAGGATCTGTCGACGGCGGCGGCCTGCGCCACCGCGACGGCCGCGTTGCAGAACCTGCTGGCGGCGCTGCTCGCCGCCTGCGCCGACCCGGCGGACGCGGTGCGGCTGCTCGTCGAGCTGATCGACAGCCCTCCTGCTTCGGTCGCGGCGTCGAGCGCGGTCGGCGAAATCCTCGTGCGTGCCTTCCAGCGCGCCGCGGCGGTCGAGCTGGCGCGCGCGTGTGCGGACTATCAGCCGGCGAGTTACGACGATGCGACGGCGCTCCTCGAGCGCGTCGGCGCGCTGCTCGATCGGCTTGCGGTCGCGGCGGCCGACGCGGGCGACGGCGAGAGCTTCGCCGCGCTGCGCGCGCTGCGCGTCGCCGTCGTCACGGACCTGCGCAACCGCGGCGGCGAGCTCGCGCCGATGAAGAGCTTCGCGCTGGCGGTGACGCTGCCCGCGCTGGTACTGGCGCAGCGGCTCTACCGCGACCCTAGCCGGGCAGCCGAGCTCGTCCGTGAAGCCGACCCGGTGAGCCCGCTGTTCATGCCCACCGACTTCCAGGCGCTCGCCGCCTGATGGCCGAGGAGCTAACGCTCACCGCTGGCGGCCGCGCGATCGCGGGCTGGACCGAGATCGCGGTGACGCTGCGCGCCGAGGGCTTTCCGAACGGCTTCTCGATCGGGCTGACCTCGCGGGCGCCGGGCGGCAAGAGCGCGACGGTCGCCAGGGCGGGCGACGCCTGCACGGTGAAGCTCGGCGGCGACCTGGTGCTGACGGGCTATGTCGATCGCGTCACCGAAGGCGGTACCGCCGACACGCACGCACTGGCGGTAACCGGTCGGGGCAAGACGCAGGACCTCGTCGACTGCTCGGCGATCTGGCCGCGCGGGCAGATGGTGGGCGGCACCGCGCTCGAGATCGCGACCAAGCTCGCCTCCGCCTATGGCATCGCGGTCAAGCTCGGGCCCGGCGCCAACGCCGGTGATCCGATCCCCAGCCCGACCTGCCTCAACTATCAGGACACCGGCGCCGGGATCATCCAGCGCGTCGCCGAGAACGCCAAGCTCCTCGCCTACGAGGATGCGAACGGAACGCTGGTGCTGGGCACGGTCGGCGCGGTGCGCGCGGCAAGCGGCGCGGTCTACGGGCAGAACGTCCAGGCGTGGTCGGCCGAGAACGGCATGGACCAGCGCTACTCGGAGATCGTCTGCTGCTCGGAAGCGATGGACGCGCTGTCCGACCTCGCGGGCAGCGACGTCTTCTTCACCGCGACCGACCCGAACGTGCCGCGTCGGCGCAACCGCAACGTGCTGCTCGAGCAGGTCGCCGGCGACCCGTTCGAGTTCACCAAGGGCAAGGCGATCTGGGACAGCGCGCGCCGCGCGGGCCGCGCGACCCCGGTGCGCGTCACCGTCGACGGCTGGCGCGATGCCGCTGGCGCACTATGGGCGCCGAACACGCTGGTGCCGGTCGATGTGCCGGGGCTGCTGCTTGCCGACAAGACGCTGTGCCTGTCCGAAGTGACGTTCATCCGCGACGCCGAGCGCGGTACCGTCGCCGAGCTGCTGCTGATGCCGCCCCAGGCGTTCACGCCCGAGCCGATCAGCCTCATCCCGCTCGACGCCGCGGGTGTGACGGGGGCGGACGGATGATCGAGCGGATCCGCACGTGGCTCGGCATCGGCCGCGCGACGCTCGCCGACGACACCGGTGAGCTCCAGACGCTCCAGGTCACCGAGGGCGCGGTGGGCAACGGCATCGGCGACCGCATCACCGACGCCGTTCGCCGCGTCGCCGAATATGGCTTCTTCTCAGTGCCGCCGATCGGATCGGAGGTTGTCATGCTCTACCGCGGCGGAGACCGCTCGAAGCCGCTCGTCGTGGCGACCAGCCATCGCCCCTCCCGACCGCGTGGGCGCAAGCCCGGCGACGCCGGCATCTACAACGGCGTCACCGGCGCGATCGTCTCGCTGACCGGTGATGGACTCGACATTGATGCCGCCGGGCTGCCGATCACGGTCCGCAACTATGCGAAGGCGACGTTCGAGGGCGATGTCTACGCGACGGGCGACGTCTTCGGCCGCGACGGCGCGGTTAGCCTGAATACGCTCCACGACGCCTACGCCGCGCACAGGCATGACGGCGTCGCGGCGGGCGGCGCCGTCACCGGCGCCACGGATCATCCGGTGCCATGACCGATATCGCGACCGTCTTCGATCCGCTGCTCGGCGCCGGCGATTGGACGGCCGACGGCGACCTGTCGGGCGATCTCGAGACGGCGGTGTTGATCAGCGTCTTCACCGACCGCACCGCCGGCGACGACGACGTCATTCCCGACGCCTCTGGCGACCCTCGCGGCTGGTGGGGCGATCTCGACGCAGATCGGCCGATCGGATCGAAGCTGTGGCTGCGGCTGCGCTCGAAGCAGACCGACACCGTGCTCGCGCTGGTCCGCAACGACATCGCCGACGCGCTCGCCTGGCTGATCGACGACGGCGTCGCCGCCGCGGTCGACGTCACCGCCGAATGGACCCGGCCGGGAATGCTCGGCGCGCGAATCGTCATCCACCGCGCGTCCGGCACCACCGCGTCGTTCCGCTACGATTGGGCCTGGAAGGAGATCGCCTGATGCCGCTCTCCCGCCCCACGCTGACCGAGCAGCGCCGTCAGATCCGCGCCGACCTCCTAGCCGGCATCAAGACCGGGCTGCTGCGCTACTCGAACATTGGCATCCTCGGCGACGCGCTCGCCGGCGTGAACGAGGGCCAGTACGAGTATCTCGACTGGATCGCGAAGCAGTCGGTCCCGTTCAGCGCGACCGACGAGTATCTCGAGGCCTGGGCAGCGCTGAAGGGCATCATCCGCAAGCCGGCGACCGCCGCAGCCGGCGCCGTCACCTTGTCGGGCGTCGCCGGCACCGCGATCCCGGCCGGCACCGCACTGTTCGCGGTCGACGGCAGCGGCATCGTCACCACCGCCGACGCGGCGATCGGCGCGACGCTGTCGGTCGCGGTCGCCTGCACCGCGGCGGCGGCGGGCGCGGCGGGCAACGCGGAGGCGGGGGCTGCGTACGCGCTCACCTCGCCGATCGCCGGCGTCGCGGCGGTAGCGACGATCACGGCCGGCTTGTCGGGCGGCGGCGACGCCGAGCTCGACGACGAGCTGCGCTCGCGGATGCTGATCGCGTTCGCGCAGCCCGCGCAGGGCGGCGCCGAAACCGATTATGAGGAATGGGCGCTGGCGGTGCCGGGTGTCACGCGTGCCTGGGCCGTCGCGTGCGGCATGGGCGCCGGCACCGTCGTCGTGCTGTTCATGATGGACGATGCGCGCGCGGCTGAGGGCGGCTTCCCGCAGGGCACCGACGGCGTGGCGGACACCGAGACGCGCGCGGCGTCCGCGACCGGCGACCAGCTGCTCGTCGCCGACGCCATCTACCCGCTGCGGCCGGTCACCGCGCTGGTCTACGCCGCCGCGCCGACCGCGAACACGATCGGGCTGACGATCGCGGGGATCGAGACCGCATCCGCCACCACCAAGGCCGCGATCGCGACCGCGTTCGCCGCCGCGCTCAACGCCAACGCCAAGCCCGGCGGCACAACCTATATCTCGTGGATCGAGGCCGCGATCGCTGCGGTGGCGCGGACCGCGGGCTTCGTCATCACCGGCATCACCGCGTCGGCGGGCACCGTCACGCCGGGGGCCGCGGGCAACATCGTCTCGAACACTGGCGCGCTGCCCGTGCCCGGCGCGATCGTCTACAGCTGATGGCGGCGCGCTACGCGGTCGACGATTATGCCGGCACGATCCAGGCGCATCTGCCGCGTGGCCGGGTGTGGCCGCGCGAGACGGACACCGAGCAGGCGGCGGTCGTCGCCGCCTTCGCGCCGGCGTTCGAGCGGATCGACGCGCTCGCCTCGGCGCTGCTCGCGGGATCGCTGCCCGGCGACAATCTCGATCTGCTCACCGAATGGGAGGAATCGCTCGGGCTTCCCGACCCATGCGCGGGCGCGGCGGCGACGGTCGAGGCTCGCGCCGCGCAGGTCCGCGCGCGTTTCATCGACACCGGCGGCGCCTCGGTGCCGTACTTCATCGCGCTGGCGAGCGCGCTAGGCTACGACATCACGATCGACGAGTTCACGACGTCGCGCTTCGGCAAGACTATCGGCGGCACCTATGGCGGCGAGGACTGGGCGCACACGTGGCGCGTCAACATCCCCGCCTTCAACCTACTGCGGCGCGAGATGGGGGACATCATGGGCGAGCCCTACGCGACCTGGGGCTCGACGATCGTCCAGTGCGAGTTTCTCGCCCGCAAGCCCGCGCACACGCTGCTCCTGTTCCGCTACGGCCGCGACGAGGCGCTGGGCGCCTTCATCATCGGCATCAACACGCTCGGAGCCTGATCCCATGCGCGTCTTTCCCCTCCTGTGCGCCATCCTGCTGCCGTC